CTTAACTGGTCTTACCTGATCCTCGAAGATTACATGCATCTCGATGAAATCAGGAAGCAGTGGCCGCTTACGTCCGTTGGCCTCAAGCCACGCCCCACTACAACTTCCCATAATTCTCTGTTGGGTCCTGCCGGTACCGGCTTGACCATGCCAGATGGCCCCATGGGAACCGTGGGTGGCTTGCCGTCCAATCGCCTGGGCCCAGCCGATCAACGTCTCCGGGTTCGACGTGCCTTCTGCGATGACTACACCCGGGAACGTGCGGAGCAGGGAGACATTCCAAAGGGACCGATTACTGCCGATCTGGCCTGGAAATACCCCAATGGTCGGATGATCGTGGACTGTGAGGGACAGGTACTATCTGATGGGGATAACCCGTACCCCCTTGGCATAAAGCCCCTGATCCCGTTTTGGTCGATGCCTCCCCTATTCGGTGCCTGGGGACTTCCGGCAGTCCGGTACTCCATTACCCTGCAGAACGTTGCGGAACGCTTAACCACCGGGATCTTTGAGAACGCAGTACGGTTGAATAATGGTGTGTGGTTTATCCATGCAAACACGGGAATCGATCCTGAAGCCTTTGGGGGAATCCCGGGTGAAGTGGTGGTGATCAACCCTAATTCCACCATGCCTGAGTGCAAGTTTCCCAATCCCATGCCCCAGCAAATGGTGGACTTACCGGCTAAACTCCTGGACCGGCAAAAAGCGATTCACGGATTCACCCAGGCACGACAGGGCAATCCAGGCGCGGGGAACGTGTCTACTGAACTGTTTGATGAATCCGTACTCCGTGCCCAGGGCATGACGCAGCTCCGGGGCCGGCTTGCCTCTGTCTCCATCCAACGTCTTGCGGAGCTCTTTTACTACACGATGGTCAAGTTCTACCGGTCCAAGCGGCGTGTGATCCATGACGGAGAAGGTGGCCACGAACTCGTGTCCTGGAATCCCGCGTCCATTGAGCACCAAGCCCGGCCTGATCTGTATGAACTGAACCTTGACCCAGCTTCGATCATGCCTTTGTCCCAGGCCGTGGTAAAGCGCATGGTTCCGGAGCTCCTCAAGAACAAGGGAATCTCTCTGCGGCGTGGACTGAAGTTGCTGGACTTCCCGCATGCTGAGGACACAGCCAGGGAACGGGAGCAGGAGATGGCCCTGGAGGCCCTAGCCAGGGCAAGGGGGAATAGACGATGAGCACTGTAGCCCCTGTTATTCCCACCTGGGAACCCATCGATCAATACCTGTCCACGGAGGAGTACGCGGCGAAGTACGGGAGGTCTATCCGTACCGTACAGCACTGGTGCGAAACAGGTGTACTGAGGGCGTTCCGTATTCCGCACTTTAAGGATTCCCAGGGCCGGTGGTGGATCAAGTACATCCTCTAGGCCCAGGCCCTGGCCGTATCCCCGCAACCCACCCCTTGCCCCCTGCCTGGGGCTCTCGCGTACCATCCATCCTGTTATGCCCGTTATGCAGTGTAGGTACTTTGTCGGTTGGACGCAACAGGGAAGCCTGCAGGTCCAGAGTTTCATGGAGATTGTTTCCTGTAAGGAACGCGGGGAATACCTGGAAATTCAGTGTGCCATCGACAACGTGTTAGCAGTACCGATGGACGTACACAAGTCCGCGCGTGAACAGTACCCAACGGAACCAGCCTGGATACAGTACTTGACGCGCTGTGCAGATTCATTGATCAAGGTCTTTGGAGATGCACGGTACCCAAGGCGCATTGACCCCGAGCAATTCGCGGCCACTGCGTAAGCAGAATGGTAGAAGTAGTAAATCAGGTGAACGTAGCTGGCCTTCGCGCCATCACCTGAAATTCAAGCGGAGGAGGTAGCACCGTGGCGAAACATCGTGGTGGAAAGAAACATCATCGCCGTCATCGTGGCCGGAAGTAGGCTGCGAAACATCGGGGATGGCGCGTCAACAAGGGAATAGCTGGACTGGGGCTCCTCCCTCACGAGAGGGGCCTTAAGTCCCTTAACAAATCTGGAACGATCTGGAGCAGGAGAATCCAATGCCCGAGAAGCTGGGAAAAAACTTCGATGACAAGATGCTGAAGTCCCCCCTTACCGTAGGCCGGCCGAACAAGAACGAGCCGGGGCCAGAGTTGCACAACAATCCCGTGGCCATGCCGCGCGATCCCATGGGCTTTCTGCCTGGGAACGCTTCGACGGCCAAAAAGAAAGGTGGAAGGGGCAGCGGGGGCTCTGGCTACTGACACATAGGCCCGGAACACGTTTCACTGCAGCCCAACCCGCTTAGGAGATAGCGATGGCAGGAAAAAACAAGCACAACCGAGGCAAGTCCCTCCGGCCTGCGATATATAAGTTCCGGACACGTCCCACTAGTGGGCACTTCCGGCATCAGGCCCGTAGGAGCAAATCGCGCAAGTAAGTAGACGAGGAAAACATGGCATCCGGCAGCTCACCACTTTCCGCACTCATGGCCTCACAACTCGTGTCCCGTCTCGCCGCGCGTGGCAGTCCGGGTGGTGGAGCTGCCGGCATGACCACGCCCGATCAGGCTGGGGATCAGGTCCAGCAGCAGTTCTCCTCTTTGCAAAACGCGGACCCGGATGCGATGACCAAGCTGTTGCAGCAAATCAAGCAGACCCTGGTATCGCTTTACATGCAGGTAGCGTTCCAGATCCCAGAGGCCGCGCGCCACGTTTCCAAAGCGCAGCAGGAAATCGATCAGGCCCTGAAGGCCATCCAGCAGGCCTCTGCTACCCTGAACGCAGTACGCCCCCAGATTGCAAATCGTGCAGCATTACCCCCAGGCTTTTCCCCGGGAGGTGCCGGTGGAGGTTCATCGGTACCGGATACGGGAGGAATCGGGGGAATAGGAGGATAGTATGCCCGGACGGAACAATCGCAAACGCAGCAGTGGGAATGGAGGGAACCGGTCAGGTACCCCCACCCTGAAGGATATTCTCGCCAATAACTCCCTGGGCGATGACGTGGTAATCGCTGTTGGGGATGATTCCTACACCCTTGGGGATCTTCGTGACCTGCACGAGGAAACCGGGGGAGGCTCCACGGATGAACTACAGCGCAGAGAAGCTGCTCTGGCCTCATCGCAAACGGAGCTAATCTCAGCCCAAGAGGAGCTGGCCAGGATGTTCCAACATCTCTCCACGATCACCGGACGCACTCCCGATCAACTCCTGAAGGAGGGCCTCGGGGATCTTGAACACCTGGGAAGCCGGCGCAGAGCCTCAGCCAACGATGACGATGATGATCAGGATGATCAGGATGCTGGACGCGGACGTGGACGTGGCGGCCGTGGGGGCCGTGGCAACCGTGTAGGCCGGGACGATGCTGGGCGTTATGCTTCCCTGGCTTCAGGTCTGGATGAAGATGACCCGATCTTGGCTCCATTTATCGCGCGCATTGAGAAACTACAGAACGGGGATCTGAAGGCCCTGAAGGATCAGGTGGGCAATCTGCAGAAAGCCCTGGGAATCGCGCTCAAGGTCAACCTGGACGAGTACTATGACCGGGTTTACAGTGCCTACGCTTTCCCGTCCGATGACGTGATGAAGAAACACAAGTTCACCAAGCCCGATCTATCCGCAGTCCTGAAGTACGCTGAGTCTGGTGGATTGAAGGACAAGCAAGGCCGCTGGAACGTGTCCAAGGCCCTGAGCGAACTCACCTCCGATGTGCGCCACAAACTGGATATCGAGGCCGCAGAAGCCAGGGGCCGGAAAGCTGAACAGGATGACCGACGCATGGCCGGCATTACACCTCCCGGAGCCGGCCGCAAGGGTCTGGAGCCTGGGCAGACGTTCAAGCGGAAAGATGGCACTACCAAGGATTTTGGGGATGTGCTCACCGATGCCGCGAACGATCAGGAGCTCTGGAACTCCGCAGTCAATGCGCTCGGGGGAGCTGGGGGAGCTGGGGGAGCAGGGCAAGCGGCTTAGCTGTGAAGGAAGTTCTGTAACTGAACCCGGCCCGGAGGCCTGCAGCCAACGTTAAGGTTCAGGAGAGAAACAAATGGCAAACTCTGTTGTGGGACTTGGACTGGCAACACCTCCTGTGTTGTTATCCAATACCGTGAACGCCATCTCGCAGAAGTACATTGTCCCGGTGCTGGGGGATAACGTGTTCCGGCCGTCCCTCATCTTCTGGGCGTTGACGCGTGAGGGAAAGAAGTTCGGCGCAGGCGAGTTGGTATTTCCAGAAATCAACCAGGAAGAACTCCCCGGTGGTGCGTACTTTGGTGATCAACTCCTGGATACCTCCGTGGTGGATTCGATCCAGCCGGCTAACCAGCAGTGGCGTCCGTACCGGCAGCCGATCGTGATCCCGATCACTGACGTGATCCTGAATCGCGGGGGAGCCGGCAACCTGGATATCATCAAGGCCAAGTACCAGACGGCCTCTGCGTCGTTCCTGCAGAAACTATCCCGTGCTCTGTGGCACTCCTCGCCGCAGAACACCACCAACGATATCGATGATATCGATTCCTGGATTGGGCAGACTAACAATGTCATCGCTGGCATTGACCGGTCTGTGGCTGCTAACGCGTTCTGGCAGCCTCCGGCCAACCTTGCCAACGGTGGCGGCAACCTGTCTGCGCCCAACGCGGAAATTGCGTACCAGACTGTAACATTTGGGTACGACGAGCCGGATATCCTGGCCCTGGACCGGACCCGATACGCGAACTTCAAGAACACGTTTACCAACGAAATCCGGTTCGGACAGGGCATGCAGGATGAAGAGGCCTTGCAGGTTGGCTTCCGGAACCACTTCCTGTTCAACAATGCGGTGGTGCTCCCTGATCCGTTCACCCCGGCTAGCGTTGCGTACTTCATGAACTCGAAGTACATTTTCCCGGTGTTTCACGAGGCGGATTACTTCAACGTTGATCCGTTCATGAAGCCCACTAACCAGCGTGTCCTGGTGAGCACGATGTACCTGACGTGGCAGCTGTCCAACATCTCCCCACGCATGGGGATCAAGATCACCGGACTTGCGTAAGTTTCCGGGCACCGGTTCCTAACGGAATCGGTTAAGGGAGGGAGCACTTCCGCTGCAGGGGTGCTCCCAGTAAAATATGAAAGTGTCCGAGAGGAGCATTTGATGAAGCACACGATTCTATCCTTCCTTGCGTCCTTGGCGTTCGCGTTTGGTACCTTGATCCGTACCGTGAAGGACGTTATGCCCGGGTACGGTTCCGCTGGGATCTACCAAAGCCAACAGAACGTGGCCGCACCGGTAGCGACTACTGCGATTACTACCACGGCCTTTACCGGAACCGTGTCCGCTGGCCTGATCAGGGTAAAGACTGCTTCCACTGGAGCCGGTGGCACCAACAAAGTCGGCACCATTACCGTGACGGATGGTGTAACCACGACACAGATCTACGCGGGTGATGCCGTGGCCACGCCGGCCAACCAGGGCCTGGACGAGATATTTGAGTTTCGCTCGGACTTGAACATCACTGCGATCACCGTGAACTATACCGTGGCTGTTGCGGCTGGAACTGTTGATGTAGAGTGGGCACTGGTTCACTGATCCAAGATCCAAGTTTTTCTCCCTCCAGAGAGGAGCCTGGGAAGGCGGCAATGGCCGCAGGGCAGATTGCCTTGCGGCCTTTGTTTTGAAAGCAGGAGAAGCGATCAAGGCAGGAGACTGATCAATGGCGTTAATCGGGGACGTAATCATGGGCTTCCGGGAGCAGGCTACTGATCTACCTGTAGCTCAGCTTGCCGCGCCTGGGAACGAGGTAACCATTGTCCTTGCCGGCGCGGCTGGGGTGACCTTGCCAGCCGGAAACTACCGGGCCCAGTTAGCTTACCGCAATAATTGGGGCGAAACACTCCCGGCTGCGGAGGTGGGAACCTTTGCCGTGGACGGCACACATGGGCTCCAGGTTACCGGAGTCTTTCCTCCAGGTGTGGTGGCGATAGTCGTGTACCTCACCCCGGCCGGGGGAGCATCAGGTACCGAGAATCAAGTATTTGTAAGTGTGTCCCTCCCGTTCCTGATCACTGCTCCCAGTGGTAACCCTGGCTTTCCCGCTCTCCGTAACACGGCATGGCTCCCCGATGCGGACGGCCGACAGCTTTCCGTGTTCACTGCGTACCGTTGGCTCAATGAGGGATTGAAGGAAGCAGCTGCGTACTGCGGAGGGGGATTGCCTGATATAACTGGGGTCCCGTCGATTGTGCAGCAGGGAATGTATGACCTGTTAGGCCAGTGGTGGAGACTAGAACGGTTCTGGTATGACGGTTACCCAGGGGCCATGACCGGTTCAGACGCGATCTTCCGGAAGAATCCGGTTACCGGTAACTATGCCATGTCCGCAGCCGTGGAGCATGTCGCGGACAAGATGAGTGTGGAGCTCTGGCCCCAGCCGGCCAGGACGGCTGGAATCACTACGACTACAGCCCAGCTCTCACTCACCGGTAAAACCGTGGCCTTAACCTCGAATCCGTTCACCCTGGCGTTTGGCTTCGCTTTACTCTCGGACAACCTGGGAAACACTGAAATTGTGGCCTACAATCCCATGACCGGGAATAATCTGAATATGCCCTCCCGGGGACTCGGGGGAACGGTTCAACGTGTGTGGCCGATCGGTACGAACGTCCAGGAATTGAATGTTCTGTTCAAGGGGCTTCGTGTCATCTCTGCGTATCCGGTAGGGTCCGCGTATGCCACCCTCAACGTGCCCCCGGGGTGGGAAGGCCCCATGGTTAAATTCCTCCTACATCGGTTCCGGGACGCGGAACGGAACCGAAAGGATGCCACGGCCCTACACGGGGAGTTCGAGAAGGGCATTGCAGCCCTTCCACTAAACCGGCCTGTAGGGGGCCCCCGGCAGATCCAGATAGGGGGAGCCAGAGGAGTGGAAACGTACCCGGGCCTTGGTTCCTTCTTTGGTGGAGTGATTGTACCGTAGTTCAGTCCAATGAAAACAGTATCCCAGAAACGTTGGATTAAGGGACTCGTGGCCACGATTGGCGCGCAGTCCCAGCCTCCTGGCTCCTTACAGCGAATGTCCAATCTCCTGTACAACAAGCGAGGGAGTCTTGTCCCCTGTGATGGGTCCCTGATCATCTCCCTCCTCAACAGCATCCTATCGTTTGGCACTGGGCCCTGGATGGAGATTAATCTGTTCCAGCCGGTTAACGTGAACCGGTATTACATTGGGGTCAAAAAGGACTTCACCAAGCACCTGGGGACTCCGGCCAACGTGGTGGCTGCGGACGGTGGCGCGGGAGGCACCCTGGGTGCTGGGACTGTGTTTTACAAGGTCACGGCCGTGGACGGGGCCGGTGGGGAAACCTTGATGGGGGTATCTAATTCCTTCACTAACCCTGGGGCGCACAAGGTAAACATTACCTGGAATGCTGTGACGAATGCGGTTTCGTACAACGTCTACGTAATTACCTCCCCCGATACGGGAGGGGGGCACTTTATCATCAACGTAACCACTAATTCCTTCACAGATGACGGGAGCCATACCCCCGCAGGCCCCCTTACGTCTCTGTCCGTGGACACAACGCAACAATGTGTCCTGTACCAGATCCCGGGAGGGAGCTATGCGGACGCAAACATTATTAAACTGTACCCGGCTGATCTGTTCCCGTATGAGGATAACACCCCGGGCGGAACGGGAGGTGGTGGTGGTACCACTAATCCGTCCGGTGGTGCTCCTCCTAACGCGTCTGGTGGTACCGTTGGGAATCTCTCTCCCCTTCCCTTGATCAAGCAATTTGCCAACAAGGCAATCCTGGCCCTGGGGAACGGCTTCCCTCCACAGGCCGTGACAGATGGGGTTCCCCCTACTGCAACCGCGCTTACCAACTCGTTTACCACTGCATATCCGGACTGGAGCACTGGTATCCCTGTCCTGGCCGGCGACATTATCCTACCTACGGTTGGGAACACGGGGAACTTTGTGTTCAAGGCTATTCAAGGGGGCACCACTGGAGCTGCCCATCCAACGTGGCCGCAGACTCCAAACCAGATCGTAGCGGAAACCGCGCAAAAGGTGATCTGGCAGAACACCGGGATCACGAACGCGAATATCCCTCCCCGTGGCGCAGCCCACATTGAAGTCTACGCAGGAAGCCTATGGATACTGAACACAAACCCCGTCACGACTTCCGATAATCTGGATGGCCCCTCTGCCCTGGCCATGTCGGACACGAACAACCCTAATTCCTGGAATCCCCTCAACCGTGCGTTCCTGGATCGTGATGATGGCGATTACGGAATGGGACTTAAGGCCTTTACTATCGCGGAGTCCGGTATCCCTCCTGAAGGGTCCCTCGTCGCGTTTAAGAACTTCAAGACGTTCCAGATCAATGGGGTGTTCGGGGCCTCGAACTTTGCCCTGCAACAGGCTCAAACGGATATGGGCTGTGTGGCCGCGCGTACCATTGAATTCCTCCCGGGCTTTGGGGTGATCCGTCTCGCACATCTGGGCTTTGCCATCTTCGACGGCACCAGGGACAAACTTATCTCAGAGGACATTCGGCCGTACCTGTTCACGGACCTGAAGCATTACCCAGATGTTCAGGCCCTGGACTGGAACCTTGCCTACCTGTCAAAGGGAACCCAGATTGCCGATCCTCCAATGTACGCCTGTGCTATCCCCCTGGCCCTCCTGAATCTAATCGTGAACGGAGGAGCAGGGAATCAGGTGAACTTTACCACCTCTGTCGCTGCTAACACGTTCACCCAGCCGGCCACGTACTACTTCCGGATTTACAAGATGGTCCTGCAGCCTAGCGGGATCTTCATTCCTGTGGCTATATCCCAGGAGCAGGCCATTATCATCCCTAACAGCAACACGGTCATTAACGCTCAGCTCGTGGAGCCGGCTGTGACAGGAACCAAGTACCGTATCTACTTCGGCGCGGCTACTGGAGCGTATTCCAGCTTCGTGGAGCTCACTGCAACGGCATTCGCAGCTGGCGTGACCCTCACCGGGCCCGGTTCGTTCCCCAGTTCTGGGAGCGTGGACGTGGGAATCGGTGGGCTGACCCGGATACTCTGCTACGATCTGGTTCAGAAAAACTGGTGTATCATTGATCTTCCATTCTCTATTTCTGTACTAAAGCAGGTACGTGCTCCAGGCATTCAACCCCTTACCGTAGTGGGTAGTTTCAATGATGGGAGCATGAGACGCCTGCAGAGCAATGACCTAACCTTTGATGGGGCTCCTATCGTGTTCTCCGCGCAACTTCCAGAGATATCCGGGGACGGAGGTACGGAGCGTATTCACCATCAAAGGGTTCTGA